AGAGTGAAAAACTATTTTGAGCCCTTCATACGAATACAAGTGCAAAGACTGTGGTGTAACCATAACCATTGTTAGAGGTATACAAGATCAGGAGCACAAGCCAGTCTGCATAAGCTGTGCCAGGGTCATGCCAAGAGTGTATGACTCAGCACCTGCAATTACATTCTTAGGTGTTGGATGGGGTAAAGATGCATAATTTACTACAAAAAAAGGGGGGGAAACCCTTTGTATGCAAAACCCTGCCTAGATTGCGGAAAATTAACAGGGGGGGGCTCTAGGTGTGAGATTCACCAGAAAATGCTGCAAGAAAGACTTGACGCTAAGCGGGCAGAACGTAAAAGAGAAACTGGTCAGTACTCTGGTAGCTATAAAGTCAAAGCTAAGCAAGTCAGAGAAACAGCACTGTATTGCCACCTATGCGGCGAGGGCATGAGAATAGATGACCCATTTCAAGCTGACCACATTATCCCTAGCAACCCTGACAGCCCGTTAGCACCAGCCCATAGATCGTGCAACGCTAGACGAGGTAACAAACCTCTAAGCTCAAACAAATAGCTATGGGCATTTGCAACCAAGACTGTGGCAGTGTGTAGTCACTGTGAAACTAAATTTAATTTGCTTATAATTTAATCCGGCAAGCAGTTTTGCTTACAAATTCCAAAATTCGGTTAAGATTCGGTTAAACAAATTTTTAGATCTGATCATATTTCTAAAATTCGGTTAAGATTCGGTTAAAAAAAATCTGCCAGAATTAGCCAAAATAAACACTCAAACACTTGTTTGGAACACTTGTTCGAAAGCTTTTTTGAGACACTTGATTAATTAGCCTATTTTTGCAATTTATTTAAAAATAAACCTTTTATAACGCTTTTATAACAAAACTAAAAAAACACTAAAAAAAGACAAAAAAAGACAAAAAAAAGATTATTCTTTTTTTATAGCTAAACGGCTATAAGAAGGGAATAAACTAATGATCAAATTAAAAATAGCTAGGCCACTGCCAAACCTAAGAAGCCTAAACATAGAAGGCCAGTTGTGGTTTGATAAAGTCGGCGGCAATAGCTATCACACCGTAAGAATATCGGCAAACGGTAAACACCTAATCGATATTGGCCAAACTTACGGATATGAAAACCATTATTTAGAAACCGCCCTAACATGGTTAAAGGAATGGGAATTAGTGCATGAAGATATCCGGAACGTTTCAGAGTTGCGCAATTCTTTAGATCTTTACATCAGCCTAAACTGGGGCTTAAAAAAGGAACTATATAAAGACACCCGTAAAGACAGAATTAATTGGCTAGACAAGCAGATAATCATGGAAGGTATCAAAAACGGGGATTTGTAAACACCGATAAAAAACCAAAATAATAAAAAAACAACTAAGAAGGGAACTAAAAAAATGTTTACTGTAGAAAACCTAATTAAGCAACTTAAGAATGAGGATCCTAAAGCCCCCATTCTTTGGCAGTATTACCTTAAAGAACATACCGCCGGCTTTACTAATGATCAGCTAAGCCTAATAAGTCATAACCTAATGACTAGCCCGCTATTCCTAGAAGCAGCGCACGACTTTTTTAGTGAATGGATCGACAACGCGTACGACCAAACAAAGAAAGGCAACTAATGAACAAGATAAATGTTTATGGCACAACTTATTCACGCGAGTGGGTTGAAAGCCAGCTAAAAAACTTTCGGCAGATGAAGTTGGACTTAGCTAATGGGACTACTACACCAAGACGCGTAGTGGGCACTGGGTACAAAAACAGCCGCCTAGTTGCAGAAGTTTGGATAGCGGAAAACATCGCTCAATACGGCACGCTAAAGTCAGTAATGGATTCAAGCTCGACATCTGAAGCCGAACCTACGAATCCTGGGTTTCAATGAGTGAGGCCGTAGAGACACTAAGGGAACACTATCCCGACGCGGTGGCAATACTAAACGTAAGAAACAATATACTAGTTTGGAAGCTTGACGGAGTAGAGTTGGCGGCCAACTAATGCCAAACCCTAACCGCACGCGGCTCATAATGGCAGCCCAAAAAATTAGGCGGGTTGACGATCCAAAACTAATTAGCGAAGCCACAAAGCTAACACCGGAGCAACGTAAAGCAATTTACGCCCCTATGTCTGTAAGTAAAGCCCCTAAGCACTTAGAAGGCAATGAATGGGTAAAAGCCTGGAAGACTATCGAGCGCCTTACCTTTGGCCTCACTGCCTTTAGTGCCTGGATTTTTGGCGGGCTAGTACTAGGCGAAAGTAAAAAAGGGATCGGGCAAAAATAAAACCAACACCGAAAGCCCTAGGCCTAACCGCCTAGGGCTTTTTACTTACCCTAGGGGCTACGGGTTAGCACGATAAACAACAACTAAACAAACAATAAAGATTCAAACGGGGCGGCGCCTAGTGCTCATAAAGCCCAGACATTAGCCACTAAACAACAAGGGAAGATTAAACAAATAAATTTATACATTAAAACATAGGGGGGGGCTACAGGGGCGCCCTAGCCCTAGCTAAACTAAGCTACACCCTAGCCCTACTTAGTAATACGCCCGCCGGTGCCCAAAGATAACAGGACACTAAACCACAACGCCAGCCCAGGCAAGGGTTAAAAACCGCTAGGCATCTCTAAAGCCTCACAAGCGCCCTAGAAGGCTTGAGCTTTACAATAGACAAAACACAACAAGCCCCAAAAACGGGGCGCCCTGCGGCCCCGCTATGCCCTCTAATGATCAAAAACGTCCCTAGTGCCCCCCGCTATGAAGGGGGGTGGGCTTAATTCTAGACACGCCGAACCACCCGACACCCCGCCCCGCCACTTGCGTAAATTCTCTGAGTTCAAAAGTTTTCTAGAGTAGTATAAAAACCAAGAGGTACTAGAGAAGAAACCTACAATGCCAAACCCAGCTAAGCCATTAGAACAAAAAAGACTGCTAGGTAACCCTGGCCATGCAAATCTGCCTAAAAAAGGCGAGTTAGCGGCTATAGCCCCAGCTAAACGAACACCCGTTAGGCCACTTGGTTTACATGGGGGCCAGCTTTGGGATGATGTGTTTAAATACGGTGTGCCTTGGATTGGCGCAGTTGATGTTCATTTACTACAAATGACTTGCGAGCAACTAGATCGCCGAGATTCAATTGAAAGCAAATTAGCCGAAGAGTATGAGTGGCACTTGCTAAAGCAGCTTAATGACATAGAAGCTATGATTGCCAGCAACTTGGGAAGACTCGGTTTTTCACCTGAAGCCAGAACAAGACTCGGTTTAGCAGAAGTCAAGCGGGAATCAAAGCTAGAACAGCTGTTTGCCCGTAGAACAAAGCGTGAACTTGAAAAACACAAGTAGCTGGCCTCCAGCCTGGCTAACAGGCATTAGTGACCAAATGATTGAGTTTGGCGAAGGTGAAGACGTTATTGACTTTGCCGAAGCTTTTGGCATTATTACTAAAGATTCAATTGCCGGCAAAGCGGGATCACCAATGCAGCTTCGGGATTGGCAAGCTAATCTACTTCGTCATTTGTTTGCCCATGACAAAAAAGGATTAAAAAACAGAGTCAGTCTTGTCGGCATGCCAAGAAAAAATGGCAAATCAAGCTTAATGTCTGTTGTTGCCGCTTATGGCCTGCTTGGGTCAAACATTCGAGGTGCTGAGGTTTATTCGTGTGCAGCAGATAAAGACCAAGCTCGGTTAGTATTTGCCGACACTAAAAAGCTAATTGAAGCTAGTGAGCTGTCTGAAATGTGCAAGCTTTACCGAGACGCTATTGAGGTTTCTGCTACGAGTTCGGTTTACAGAGTCCTTTCAGCAGAAGCTTATTCAAAAGAAGGATTGTCTCCAACGATGGTTATTTTTGATGAGCTTCATGCACAGCCTAATCGTGAGCTATTTGACGTTATGGCTTTGGCTCAGGGTGCGCGTGGAAACTTAGCTACGCTAATTGCTATTACAACTGCTGGGGTCAAGTCTGACAGTTCAGGCCAAGATTCAATTGCTTACTCTTTGTATCAGTACGGCCAAAAAGTTGCTAGAGGTGAAATAGATGACCCAACTTTTTTTATGGCTTGGTGGGAAGCTCCACAAGAGCTTGACCATACTAATTCAGAAACTTGGAGGATAGCTAACCCTGGCTATGATGACATCTGTGCCGAGAGCGACTTTGAGTCAGCAGTGCTTAGGACACCCGAATCGGAGTTTAGGCGTAAACGTATTAACAACTGGGTTTCTAGCAAAGATGCTTGGCTTCCTGCCGGTGCTTGGGACCAACTTGCGGTGCATAGTGATTACACAGACGAAGACGAATTTATCCTTGGCTTTGATGGCTCGTGGTCTAATGACTCTACCGCTGTAATTGGTATTCGGTTGCCAAGGCATTCAGACGATAAGCCACATTTGTTTATGATTCAAACTTGGGAAAAGCAACCAGAAGATGATGCAAGTTGGCGTGTTCCTACTCTTGAGGTTGAAGATGTCATTATTCAGTTTTGCACTAAATACAGGAATGTAAGAGAAGTAGTCTTTGATCCGCCTCGTTGGACTAAGACTATGGTTATGCTAGAGGAAATGGGCTTTCCAGTAGTTGGCTTTCCTACTTTTTCTGCCGCCCGTATTGTTCCAGCCTGTCAAATCTTTTACGATGCTGTAACCGAGCAAACTATTACCCATGACGGCAATCCAGTGCTTACAAGGCATTTAGATAACGCCGTAGTAAAGTCAGATAGGTTTGGTAGGCGAATCACAAAAGAGTCGGCTGGAAGTCCAAGAAAGATAGACGCGGCTATTGCTGCTGTTATTGCTTTAGACAGGTGTGTAAACAGCACTAAACTAGAAGATGAACTATCTCCGCAATTTTTTATTTAGGTTGGCAATGACAGCGACAATACTTCAAGCATTAGGCATCATTACAATTGCAATAGGCGCTG